GTGTCCATGTCTGCTCGAATTGAGGCCAGGATGACCGCGCCTGAAGAACGCGGGCGTAGGCGTCGGCCACCCAGGGGTCGAGGAGTGCGTTGGGGATGTCCGTCTCGTCTGCATCCAGGTGGAGGCGCGTGTAATCGCGCAGGGCCTGGAGGTTCACTTTTTGGTCTTCTTGGTGGGCAGCGGCTCGTCGCCTCGGAGGCGATAGACCCACTCGCCCGTGGCGTTCTTCACGTAACCGCCTTCGGGAACCCAGTCGCCATCAACCAGCAGGTAGATGGCTGAGTCTCCAGCTGTGACGGGGCGATGGTTCTGATTCATCACTCCTCCCCTTTTGTCCCCCAACGAAAACGGAGCCCCCAGTGGAGGCCCCGTGGTATGGGCCGTTGGACGGCCCATCGGTTCGCTTAACTCAGGAGAGCGGGCGAACGATCTTCGGCGTCTTTTTGTCGCCGAGTGCGTCGGCGTTGATGCCGCTGATGTCGCGCCACACCTCGTCGCTTGCGCGCTGGGCGGGGTTGAACGCGGCAATCATCTTGAGGAGACCGACCGCCACGGGCACACCGTCGTTGGCCGTGCCGAGGATGCGCACAACCTCCTCGTTCGGCGCGGGATCGCAGTAGCCGAGTTCATCCCAGTTGCCGTTGTCGACCGATGCGTCGACCACGGAGGTCGAGCCTTCAAAGGCCGTGGCTGCGATGATCGCTTCAACTTCTTCGGGGGTTTTGGGCATGATTCTCTTTTCGTGTGGAGGTACCTGCCTCGTGGGCCTCCGTCCCCCTACGGCCACCGAGTCAGCACCTTCATGCAGATCGCGTAACGGCGGGCGCGGTCCGTGATGCCATTCAAGCCACCGTTGACTCGCACGGAAATGGAGCGAATCGCACCCTTGTCGGCGAGCGTATTCAGTCCACGCGTGGTCCAGAACCATCCAGCGACGCGAAACCCGACATGAGGCGTGGCCGCAAGGGTGGGGTGCTCTTCAAGTGGCAGGTGGAGGGCTTTCCCTGCGGCTCGATAGTTGCTCCTGCCCGTAACCTGAATCGGGCCTCTCCCCTTGTACCGCTTCCCGTCTCCAGGGTGGATGTTGCCCAGGTCCGTGCGGCCCTCGTAGGCAGCACCAGAGGCAATCTCCTCCATGTAGCGCAGGGAGGCGGACTCATGTCCAACCTGGGCGAGGAAGGCGGCGGCGCGCTTCCTCGTGATGATGTGGGCCTCCAGCATCGCCGCATTCAGGGGCTGGAGATAGGCGGCGGCAACGCTGCGCCGCAACCTCGGCATACAGCCAAGGAGTTCGTCGATTGTCAGTTCCATGCCATTCGGCAAAGGTCCCCAACAGAAAGAGCCCCCGTCGAAACGGGGGCTCTTGTCGGGCTGATCGCTTTGGGATCAGCGTTCAGGATTAGGCGACGGTTGCGCCCGTGATGAGTCCCTGGTGGCGACGCGAGTCGGTCGTGAGCTGGCCGTAGGTCAGGATGTGGCTGTAGTAGCTGTCCTTGAAGTCGGGCTTGTCCATGTCGGTGTGCATGAACCAAGTGTCCTGATCGCCCACCAGGTGGAGGTGGTTGAAGTTCAGGAAGTACGTGAACCCAGCGGGGGTCTCGTCGTCGAAGGCCACGGCGGCGTTCTTGAACGTCAAGGTCTCGAAGCCAGCGTTCGCCGACTTCGTGTCCTCGTAGCGGACGTTCGGGGCCAGGCTTGCCTCGTACGCCTCGAACAGGGTCTGCGTTGTCAGCACCAGGTCGGCCTTGTCGTTGCCGTAGGCGACCGAGTTATAGACCGAGCGCCAGTCCTTGACCGTCCACTCCGTCTGGAGGGGGGTGCCCGTCTTGCGCACGACCTTTGAACGCCAGAGGGCATTCGGGGCCGTGGTGCAGTCGATGCCGCCGACCGTAGTCACGGTCGAGAGGTGGTCGCCGACGAGGTTGCCAATGCCGTTGAAGTTCTTGCCTGAGTTGCCCGTGCCGTCGCCGTAGAACATGGTGTTGAACTCGCCAGCCGCAGTGTCCTGGGCCTGCTTGATCTTCTTGTTCACCAGCGGCTGACGCTGGAGGGCGCCAGCATTCTGACGCATCGTCAGGCGGTCGATGACGATCGGAATCTGGTACTGCTTCCACTCGAACTGAGCGGCCGTGCCAGTCTCCGAGGCGACGTTGCCGAGGGTGTCGTAGCGCGAGTACGTGCCACCACCCAGGGTCTTCGTCATGAGCATGTCCTCGACGATCGCGAGGCCGAGAGCGGGCTCAAGGCGCACGCGCGACTTCGGAGCGTCGCCCTTGCCCAGGAGGTTGAACCCCAGGACCTGGCGGCCGAAGACGTTGTCGACGAACTTGTTGCGGTAGAGGTACTGCGTCGAAGTGAGAAGCTCACTCCAGTTCGGGTTAGCCATTGAAGGCCCTTCCTATGAGGATTGATTACTTGGGTGCACGAAAGCCAGCAGTAACGGCTGCTGCGGCTGCCTCAAGTGAGTCGATCCCCGAGAGGTCTGCGGGCGGCGCCGTTCGGCTGCCCCCCGACGTGACCGCCTGGAGTTCACGCTTTGCAGTCGTGGTGATCTTCTTCTCTTGCTGCTTGGCCGAAGCCCCCGACTTGAAGGCCAGGAACTCAACCGCGTCACGCGGGTCGGCGATGCCCGTGTTGCTCATGAGGAGCGCCACGTCGGCAACGTCAAACCCATCCAGCCCGCTCTTGACGAGGGCGGACTCGATCCGCATTGCGAGGACTTCCCGTCGCAAATCGGCTGCGCTTTGGTTGGCTTGTCGCGCTTCGAGCGCGACGGGGTACAGGGATTCATCCATCTCGCCGAGAGAGTCGTTCGTCGCGACGCTTCCTTCGAGTTGACGGCGAAGCTCTGCCAGTTGCTTGTCCGCGGCGGCGACCCGCTGCGTCTTGCGCGTGTAGTCAGCAAGCAGTTGCTTGCGCAGAGCCTCGGCCTCAAGGTTGCCCTCGATCGGGGTTTCCAGGAGGTCTACCTGCTGGTGCTCCTCCTCGTTGCTCTCATCGGAGTCGAGGATGTCGTCACCTTCATATTCATCGCTCATGCGAGCTGTCTCCTTCGAGAAGTCCGCCGTGTTGCGGGGTGTTCTCAAGAAGGACTTGGCTGTCCCTACGGTCCGTCGGGAGAGGGCGTCCCCAGGTTCAGCCCCACCTGTCCAGCCAGCTGGGCCATCTGCGGAGAGGTGCCCTGCTGGGCGGACTCCATCGGGGTCTGCTGTAGGGGCTGACCCTGCGGAAGCTGCTGGCCGCCATCAGCGGGCGGAGCGCCGAGGGCTCCACCGCCGCTCATGATGAACTTCTCGGGGTTCTTGACGTCAAACCCATCGCGGAGGAGGTGAACGACAATCGCCACGGGGTCGACCACCCCGAGGCCGATGAAGGGCTGCATGGCCTGAGCGAGGTCCAAGGCATTGCGGCGACGCTGAGCTCTGTTCAGGGGTTGGGCGGAGCCCACTTCGACCGAGAAGTCGAACTCGCCCTGGATCATCTCGGCGCTATAAGACCCCCACCCAGCCAGACCGCTGGGGTCCATCACGCGGAACACCTCGTCGTCGCCAGCGAACTGCTGGTTCAGCATGGTGATCTTGCGGGCCGCAAGCGCCACGAAGGTCTCGTAGGCGTCGCGCTTCGCTTCGGAGCGCGACTGCGCCACGTCATTGATGATCGAAGACTCTGTGGCGGTGCGGCGGCGCTCGGACTGCACGCCCATCGCGTAGTCGTTGGCGCCCGACACCATCATGATATCGTCGATAGCCTCCCTCGACCCCGCCGTGATGTCGGGGTGGAGTGCGGAGGTGGGCACTGCGATCAACGCGTTGCCGAGGTCGACCTCGGGTACGACAGGAATGACCAGGTTCGAGTCGTCGCTGAGCAACCCCGTGATCGCATCGAGGTCGGAGAATGCTTCGGTGTTCGCCAGGTACTTCTGCGCACCCTTCTTTCGATGATTCATTGCCATCGAGCGCAGCTTGTTCAGCTCGCGCTGGAGGTCGGCGATCGGCTCGATTTCCCCTTGCGGGTATAGGTACTCGGGGGACTCGTAGTTGGGGAGCGGGATGAAGGGTCCGAGCGCATCCGAGTCGTACTCGCCCGCATACGCATACGGGACCCTCTTGGGCTTCGCCAGGAATGATGTGCCGCCCTCGGCGAAGACGCAGAAGTAACCAGTCTTCAGGTCGTAGTGCTCGTAGATGGCGACCATGTTCGGCGCGGTCTTCGCAAAGACTGAACGAGTTGGCTTCTGGAGGTCATCATCGGTGTTGCCGCCCGAGATTTCCTTGCGAGCCTTGGCCGAGAAGTTCTTGTTCTCCTGCACGTCCTCGATCGGGAGGAGAATCCGCTGAGCAACCCAGCGCACGCCACGAAGATCGCGGGCGGTGGGGTCGAGCAGGATGTCGAACGGCGACACGCGCTCGGCGTACGGGTGGTCCGCGACAACCGCCATCTCGACGGGCGAGAAGTCCATCTCGTTGTCAGCTGGAACGTCGGCCGCATCGCCGCCATCGGCGACGTACTGGTCGCCAGCCTGCATCAGCGCATCGCGCTGTGCACTCAGCTCCGCCTCGGACTTCTCGCGGGGTTCCTCGACGAAGCGCCAGCCCGTTTTCAGGAAGCCGATGCCCATGATGAGTGAGTCGCGCTGCACCTTGGCGAATTCGCGACGGTAGTTGTACTTCCTGAACTGGTAGTTGACAGCGTGCTCCACGATGGTCGCTGCATCGTGATGCTCTTCCGACTCGCCGTTCACGGCGACCGTCGGGTGGTTCAGGGTGAGTGCGGGCACCATCGAGTCGATGAGCGCCTTAGTCACGTTGATGGTGATGCGATCTTCGACCGAGGGGTCCGTGGCCTTCGGGTGGTGGAGACCCCGATACATGTTGATCGTCTCGCGCCAGGTATTCGCAAGGCCCTCGGCCTTCATGAACTCTTCGGCCGCCGCAACATTGCCCTGGTACTTCTTCAGCAGATCATCCTGCGAGAGCCTGGGCATCAGACCCACCGACTCCCCTTCGGCGTATGGTCGCCGCTCTTGACTTCGGGTGAGTCATTCTTCTGGCGGATGATCTCGACCGTGGTCGGGCCGTTCCAATTCTCGCGGCCGCGAACAGGGCCGTTCCAGATGACTCGCGGGGAGCCCATCTGGCGGACGCTGCGGCCTCCGCAGATGCAGCGACTCGTGCGAACTTCTGACCCGAGGGGCAGGAATTCCTCGATTTCGTCGCCGCAAATCTCACACTTGAAGTCGAAAGTTGGCATCACTGGGGGAAATGCGTCCCTTATGAGCCAATTGACCATCCAGAAACTGCGAGACGGCGGCGTTTTGCCTTGAGCTTGTCCTCGATCTCGGCGAAGGTCCCCTTCGTCGAACGCTCCTCGGGCTTCCGCTCCGCTAGCCACCAGTACTTGCGCATCTGGTTAGTGATGGCGAGGGCCATCACTTGATCGTCGAAGGGACTACCATGCAGCTTCACCTTCTGGTTCCCAGTCGTGCCAGACACTTCGCGGACGAAGGTCTTCAGCTCCGCCACCACTTCGGCATCACGAAGCTCCAGGTCCCCGTCACGCAGGGCCGCGTTCAGCTCGTCGAGCATCATTCGCTTCGACGCGATGTTCGTGTGCCAGCCGAGCTTGTCTGTCTTCGTGGGTGCACCCTTCGAGTCGAGCCCGATGCGGCGGCGATAGATGTGTGGGTAGCGCAGGCGCTTGAGGGTGAGGCAGGTGCTCATCCCGTGGTTGTTGACCTCGGGGCACACAAGCGCCCCGCCGTACCAGTACCCCAGCGGATAGAGCACTTGCTCGGCAAACTCGTCGGGGCCGAGGCTCGTGCCCCTCCACTTTGCGGCCACGACTCCCGAGCGAACCTCCTGTACGAAGGCGACGGAGAAGTCGCCGTGGTCCAGCCCTTCGGCAACGTCGGCACCGATAACGTACTTCGACTCCGAGGACGGCCACTCAAAGACCTGGAGCTGCCCATCCTCCATCTCCAGGAACTTGGGTGAGCGGGGGTTGTCGATCGCCAACTCGCCGACGGCGATGGCGGCGAAGTCTTCGGCGACGTTGCCCTCCATCGAGTCCACGTCGCCGAAGAAGCACCGCCCCGAGCGGATGAACGCCTCCTCGGGCGAGGAGGGGTACTCCTGGTGGAGCTGCCACTCGGGCATCGACGCCTTCTTGCGGGCATACCAGGCGGCGTCACGCTCGGGCACCACGGACCAGGGGTAGAAGATGCTCTTCCAGTCGCTCGCCCCGACCGTCGAGCGGACCCACTGGTCGTAGAATCCATTGCCAACGCCGTTGGCCGTCGACAGCACGTGGATGCGACCACCGATGTCGGCTGCGGGCTCGATGGCCGCCCACGCTGCATCGAACGCCTCCCAAAAGGCAGCCTCATCCATGAAGATCAGGTAGGCCGTGTAGCCGCGGGCAGGGTTGTTCGAGGGCAGGCACTTGATCGAGCTGCCGTTAGAGAGTGCCAGCTCCTCCTGGGTGTCGGTTACGAGCGTGCCAGCGCGCTCGCGCATGGCCGATGGTAGGTCATTCCAGGCGTAGCGGATGCGATCGCGGAGCTGCTTCTTTGCCTCGCGCTGGTTGATTGAGAGGTGGATGCACTCTCGATCGGCGAAGAACATAATGTTCCAGGCCACCACCAGGGCGGCCAGGGTGCTGAAGCCGATCTGGCGGGCCTTCAGCGTCACACTGGAGTCGTCGGAGGTCCAGATTTCCAGCGTCTCTCGCTGCGCGACGCGCAGGTCGAGGAACTGCCGACCCTTACCAGGAACCTTGATCGTGAAGTAGTTCTTGGCGAAGTACGTGATGTCGTTGCGGCAGCGCCGCCACTCCAGCTCGCGCTGCTCGGGCTTGAGCCCATCCCACTTGTAGGCCGCGGTGACGGCCGTCGCCTTGGTCGCCACCTTCATCACGAGCGAACCGACTCTCCAGTCCGAGCCTCAAGTTCCTCGTCCGAGAGGTCGGCGAAGTCATGCGAGTTGCTCGAAGGCGGCGCCGCCTTCGTCTCTGCTTCCACCTGGCGGAACAGCAGGCCCATCACCTTGACGGCATCCATGTCGGTGCCGTTCTCGATGATCTGCAACGCCCGACGCTTCGCCATCGCGCGAAGCAGGGGGTCGGCCAGATTGGTCTCGTTTGCCGTGCGCAATGCGCGCTGGAACTTCACGGTCGATCGCCAAACGTACGCCTTGGCTGAGGTGGTTCCGAGGCGCGCAAACAGCGCCGCCTCAGTGCCTTTCTCGGTCGCCATGTCGTGCGGGCTCACGCCGTCCTCGGACAGCAGTGGATCGCCCTTGGCGGGACGAGGGTCCAGTAGCCAGCGCATGTAGATCAGCTGCGAGGGGTCGAGTGCCTCAAGCGGCGAAAGGTCTCGCGACTGAGCGGAGGGGCGGGCCATCAGGCCGCCGTCGGAAACGGCTCAGCATCCTTGATGGCCGCGATGGTCTCGGCGGTGGCCGCTGGAGGGAAGGTTCCGTACCGAGCGTGGTTGTCGGCCTCCAGGCCGAGGTTCGTCAGGTACAGCGTCTCAAGCGAGAGTTCATGCGGCGTCTTGGTTTCATGCGGAGTCTTCATGCCTCCTGCGGAGA